CGTGACTAGATTAAATGGTGGATAATTCTTCGTTGTTTCGTGGAGATTAAACAACCTATCGAAGTATTCATCCATTCCAATGCTATTCCTATTTATGCGTTCCATCAATGCAGGCAGATCCGCACTAGTATACCTTGTAAGGTTTCCCATGATTCTTAGCTCCTTTAAAAGCGAGTTTGTGTTTTGTAGACCCCGAAGGCATCCGATATATTTATAGCACAGACATAAAAAAAGAGGTATGGGGTAAACCACACCTCTTGTAAGTTCCGACTTTTGTAGAGACCGCACGAAAGGTCTCAGAGATATTTAGTAACCTCAAGTCTATCTTGCATGTGCCTAACTAAAAATAAAGATTGCATTAATACTTTTTTTATTTCTTCTTTAGATTTTCTAGGATTCAAAAAAAGTTCTAGAACTTTTCTAGTCAAATTTTTAGTCTCTGGAAACTCTTGAGTGAAAAAGTAATAACAATAGTATAAAGATCTAGTCCATATTTTTTTATCAATACAAATAGTATTAAAACAAGATCGCAAAAGAAGTTTTGTATAGTGTTGGATTGATAAATCTATTTCATCTTTTTCTGTTTCCCAATACTTATCAATAAATTCTATAACCTCTCTGTTAACTATTCTAAGATAATTTAAATCGTCATTTTCAAGTCCATCCAGATTTTTAGATTTTATACAATCAAAAGAAATAGTGCTTAATGATAGATTTTTACCTTTAATACACTTATGAACAAATCTGCTTGGATAATCCGATTTGAAAAAATCTACATCATATACGTTAACATCAACATGAATATCAATATTTAATTTATCTTTTATTACCTTAGATACTTTTTCACAATGATTTTGTTTGAAATCTTTCTCTAAAGTTTGATAAATTTTTTTATCATTAGTAATAATAAGAAAATCTATATCAGAGTTTTCTATTGCAGTATTAGTGGAATATGATCCACCAATATAAACCGAATGCAATTCTAAGGAGAGTTTATCTATTTCTTCAAGAAATAAATCTGAAATTTTTTGTGCTTTTGAACTTAATTCTTTTTGGATATTTTCATTAACAAGATTGTTATTGGAATTTACTTCCCAATAACAACCGTGTTCTTTAATTTGAACCACAATTATTCTGCAGTTTCTTCTACTTTCTTCTTCTTTGAACCAATATTATATTTGGTCTCAAGAATCCAGTCTTGCTTATCCTTATATGCAAGAACTTTAATTTGATTCAATGGTGCAATATCAGTGATTTTACTCACATCAACAATACCAATGAGACCCCAATCACCAAGAAGTTGAGCAATACGGTTACGACGCTGAACGTCATTCTGCGTAAGGTTTGCATGTTTGCCATCTAATGCAAACAACTCTTTAAAATGAACTAAAAAATATCTACCTTGTTTGTGTAAGATGTGGCAAGACTGATAGATTTTCTTTTCTTTCCTTGATGCTACCCCGATTCGTGTCAAAGTTTCACGCACTTTCAAAAAGTCATCTGGTTCATTAAGAACCACTTCAACCATTTGTTCAGGCGACCACTTCACTTCAGGTTCTTGAACGACACTCATGCTTTTCCTCCAGTTTCAAATTTCAATTTAATAAATGCAAGTTGTTCTTTAGTTAGAATCCTCAAAGCTTGCTTTGCCTTTTCATTACTATAACCATAGTATTTTTTGACATAATCAAGATCTTTGATTTTATCTTGTCGGAGCCAGGGAGAAAATCTCTTCTTTTTCCTCAGACTATTTAGTAGAAATTCATATTGCAATTTTTTAGGCAAGAAGTTGTATTTATTCATTTCATTAGCGAATATAATACAATCCAAATGTCCAGAAAGACATCGATTTACGATGTATGGAGGATATTCTTTTTCTAGTGAAGGATCTTCATCGATTAGATTCTTCTTTGTCTGATTGATACTGTTCAACCAATCCTTCAATTCCATAATTAAAAAGCACAAGTTCCTTACGTTCTTTTTGTTCTCGCATATACTCACCCACCGAACGCATGGTGTATGTGAGATCAAATTCCCCTACTTCCCATCCTTGGAAACGATCTTTGACCAGTTGAGACGAATTGTAAGATATGAGTTGAGGACCAATAGACCTATCACAATCGGCAGCAAAATCATCGTGGTCGAATCGTTTATGCATACTCCCCTTCCTTCCATAGAGGTTATCTCTAATGTCGTATGGGGGATCAAGGTATGTGAAGACATCTTTGCTATTAGTAAGGAGTCCTTCATAAGACCAATTAGTAATTTCCCAATTTTTAATTAGTTGCGTGTATCCTGGGAGTTTTTCAATTCCTCGCATTGAGAAGTTGGAATCTGATGCTTGAGCACTGAAGGACGACGATTCAGTGAGCCCACTAAAACTACACTTGTTAACGATATAAAAAGCAGTAGCGCGAAATAAATTCGCCATATTATAGTCATTTACAATATCCTTTGATTCAAGAAATAAACCTTTTGCCGATCCACGATCGGGATATCTGGACTTCAGTTCTTGAAGTCTCTTATACATTTTGTATCCATCCGATGGATCTTGTAGAACTCTCCAAAAATTGTAAAGAGGTTCATAAAGATCATTAACTCGAATTTTGAGATTTGGATACTTCTTAGTAATGTATAGTGCAACACTACCACCACCAAGAAATGGTTCACGATACTCTATATAATCGCGAAGATCGGGAATATATTGATCTAGTTTGACACAGGCACGGGATTTACCCCCTGGATACCTGAGGGGAGTTTTCAGAGATTTCATAATCAATAATAAATTTATCTTTCAAGTGCCAGTGAATGTCATCATGCACTTGCTGCATTGCGTTGTGTTTGATTGCCCAATAGTCATCATCATCGTTGATAAAGATATTGACTTGGGTTTTAACATCAACTCTCAGGCACTTCATAATCAGGTTGATGGTATTTCAAATATTCCCAGAAGGTCAGTTTCATTTCCTTCTCGGTCATTCCACAGTGCTTTGCAGCATTAGGTAAATTCATTGTAGCACGAAATAAACTATCGTTTGCCTCTGCCACATTTTGAGGAGTGGTTTTTACCTTTGGTTCAACTAAATTACTCTTGTCAGTTTTTATAAAACTCATAGATAACCATCATAGGGAATATCGTTCTTATGAAGAAGAACTCCATCAACCTTATTCAGTAGTTCTCGCATATCACCATGTAATACACGATATCCAGTTCCCACATACAACTGTCCAAGAACTACAGATACTGTGGCAGTTCCCCAGAAGATGTAGTACCATCTAGATTTAACTTGTGCTTTAATTTTAGTTTTCATAATCACAATACCAACTTTTTACTATCTGGAGTAATTAGTTTACTCCCAAACATTTGATTGTATTTTTTAGATACATCTTCCTGAACTTCTGCAATGTATACAATGTGATTACGGGACATTGTAACTTCAGGTTTATCAGGATTAATCACGGTTGCCCACTGAGCAAATCCCACACCCTGAGCGTTAGGAAGAACTACAAGACCATTTTGAACAGTGACAGTATCATCAGTTTCAGAGAGAATCTCTGCAATGATTTCTTCACCAGTTACGATACGAATCAGTTTTACATCAATCATTTGAATTCACACTCCACCATAATTTCGGTTAAACAAGCAAGCATATTTATCTCTTGGTCAGCAACGAATGCTGCCTGATACTGATACTTAGCAATAATGAGCACAGCAGCAGGAACAGTAGCGTTTGTAAGGGATGAATAACAAGCATCGTAAATACGACGCATAAGTACAGTAGTATCGTTATCCAGATTAGAAACGATCCACTTACGAACCTCTGCAAAGTTCTTTTCTTTGAGGTTTTTAACAAGTTCATTTACAGCAACATCAGAGAACGTAGCAAGAATACCTGCATCAATTTTTCCACTAACAGAATATCGTTGAATCTCATTGAGAACACGACGCCAATCAGGAAAGTGTTTATTAATCAGTTCTACCAGGACCTTGTTATCATATTCAACACCTTCTGTATCCAAGATTTCTTGGAGACGCTTGAAGAATTGTTCTGCAATGGATTGTCGGTCTTTTCCTTTGATCCCAAATTCCACGACGGCGCAACGGGAGTGTAGGGGTTCAAGGATTTTATTTTTGTAATTGCAGGTAAAGATGAATCTGCAATTGCCAGCGAACTCCTCAATAAACGCCCGTAGGAGGAGTTGTACATCGTTGGATGTGTTGTCAGCTTCGTCAATGATAATGACTTTGTGTTTAGAATCTGACGTAAGCGATACGGTCGAAGCAAAGTTTTTCGCATTGTTTCTGACAGTATCGAGGAATCGTCCCTCATCGGATCCATTGATGACATAAACATCTACCCCAAGTTCTTTACATAATGCCTTTGCTACTGTGGTCTTACCAATACCTGGAGGACCAGAAAGAAGCATATTAGGAATCTCTCCTTTATCTAGGAACGATTGAAAGGTCTTCTTAGTTTGTTCAGGGAGGATACACTCTTCAATAGTCTTCGGGCGATACTTTTCAACCCAAATAAAGTCGCTCATAATAATAGAAAGTTAGTTAGTCAAAAACAGGCATAATACGTCTTCTCATTTCTTTGAGATCTTCTATGTTGTTTCCATAATGACCAAGGTTCATATGAAGACAATCAATAAATCTCAAATCCTCACGATTTGCATCATAAGTGAAATAATCACAGAACTCAATTATTTCTTGAGGAACCTCTATCTGCCTGTATTCATATTCAATAAACATAATCAAAAAAATCAGTTTGATTCTTCAGTTCTTCTGGCAATTCAGTTGACCAGATAAAATCCGAATGTGTATCATCAATGTTTGGTTCAAACATCTGATCAACTTCAACCAAGTATAGCATGGTTGGTGTATGAGTGGCTCTCTGATTTGGAACATCAGGAAACTGATAGTTTGAAAATCCAATCATTTTGAACTTAGGGAAGTATCTCCCAATCTCTCTAGTATGAACTCTTTCCGCCAGTTGTTGAATAGATTCTTTATGATGAAGTCTTCCACCAATAACCCAATAAACTCCTTTTACAGGTTCTTCGGTTCGTTTGATGAGAAGATGTTTGTTCTCACAACGGATCAAAAAATCAGCACAGAAGACTGGCATGGTCTTCATAATCTTTTGATATTCTTTTTCAGGAATAAACATCAGAAAAATTGCATAAGATATTCGACACCCCACACGATTGTTTGTGTAGGAATATCATCAACTTGTTCTTCAATTAACTTCCGTGCTTTGAAGATTCTCTCCAGACCACATGCTCTAGCACTTTCTTTAGAAATTCTCATAAACTCAGCGTAAGCATCATCGTCATTACGCTTCATTCCCTTAGTGTAATAATCCCTTGCTTCATACAGCAGTTCTTGAGTTTCTGGTGCAAAGGTAAGAGTTTCTTCTTTAAGAGGAATTTTCAAGTTTTTAATTGATGACATACTAAATTTCATAGCACGACGAGTTTCTTCGATAGAAAGTTTATATGATGCGTTATCTCGATGTGCGTATTGAATGATTCCGTTGGTGCATTCCATCACACGAAGAACCGCAATTTTGTCCAACTCTTCACTTGGAAGATTACTATAAAGTGTTTTCCAATCTTTCATGATAAAAGTTTACTAAAACTAATTGCTAGAAGAAATCCTAACATAAAAACAATATCCCATGATTTTGTTTTTACAAAATATGGAATAGAAATAGTATCAGCAATGACATTCATTACAACACCAGCAAGCAAATTAACATGCAAAACAACAAAGTAGGCAGCAATAACTGTAATACTACCTACAATTCTCATTCGAGTAAGTGTTTTCATTCAAAATTGGAATCAGGTTCCAGAGCAATATAGTATGTAAGGTTGTACTTAGTATTCGTAAACTTAGAAAGAAGTTTAGAGGAAACAACTACATCATATGCACCAGGAATGATTTTGATATTCTCAACTTTAAAGTTGAAAGAAAACTCTTTCTCGGTTTCACCTACAACGATAGCATATTGATTAGAAGTATCATTCTTCTTATCATGAACTACCAGTTTAATAACACCTGCTTCACCAATAGCAGAGAGATCAGGAAGTTGATAAACCTGTGCTGCTTTAACAAGTTTTTCTAGAGAAGCACTATCCAGTTGGAAAGAGATATCTTCGCTAGGAAGAGTAATATCTTTTTCAGGTGGAGAGATAATAACATTAGGATCGGCAAAGAAATACTTCACACGACGCTTACCTTCTTTAATACTCAGATAGGAATCTTGATTGAAATCCAAGTCAGGATCTTGATGCAGACTCAAACCATTAAGGAACTGGTTCAAATCATAGATAGCAAAATCTTTAGGGAAGTTTTCTTTGATTTCTGCTTCCGCAAGAATATTCTTGGCAACAGAAATAGTGCGGAGACGCTTTCCTTCTTTTACTAGAATCGAATTATTGATTCCAGCAAAGTTTTTCAAGATTGTCAGCGTGCTGTCAGACAGTTTCATATTATTAGGGTTGAGTTTCATCATTGGGGGTAGGTGTCGCGAATCGCGGATTTGTCAGAGAAATGGAGGAGGAGCAAACCGTAGTGAAGGATCTTAATGATATCACGACGGGCAGTGCCTTTACGATCATATCGTGAGGCATACTTTAAGATATTACTACGGCAGAATGCCTCAGCGTCTCCACAAGCGTCAATCAAATCTAGAGTTTGAATAGCATCATTACCAGCAGAGTAATGTGCATTGTAAGTTGCGGAAATATAGTCTTTAAGTTCTTTAAGGAGATCTTCCTCACTATACTTAAAACGATTTGGATTGTTACTACTCATATCAAAGTTAAAAGTGATTATGTCTTCACTATGGGAAGATATTGGAACAGGTTGTGCTGCACCGAAATTATCGGGATAGGGATACTCATCCATTTTTAATTCCTCATATAGAAAGGACCAAGCATTAGTCATATTATATCAAAATGGAACGTCTGTGTCAATTGGCATTACAAAATCAGCATCAACCTTATCGTATAATTCCAAGAATGCTTGCTTGGTTTCATCATCAAAACGATTCACACAAACACTGATTGCCTTTGCCTTATCCTCAAAGATGCCATATGCCTTCACAATATGAACTAAACGGCGAGTGGAGATGATCTCCTCAATACCACCATCATAGAAGGTCTTACGGATGATGTCTGCCCAATCAGCAAGTCGCTTACAAAAGTTTTCATCATCACAGAGTTTGTTGAGGATTCTGGTCTCAACAGTAGCAGTGGGATACTCTTGCTCAAAGGTTACTGGGAATCGCTCAAGGAAGGCTTCATTAAGCACGTTAGTTCCAATGAATCGTCCGTCGTCGCTACCTTTACCCTTAGTGTTTGCTGTGGCGATGACGTTGAATCCACTTGCAGGGTCAATCCGTTTTCCGATCTTTTTAAGGAATACTCCTTTTCCTTCAAGAATAGATTGGAGACAGAGAATTTTATTACTGGCAAGGTCGATCTCGTCAAGGAGCAGGATAGCTCCTCGTTCGAGTGCTTCAATGACTGGGCCATTGTGCCAGACGGTGTTGCCATCAACAAGGCGGAAACCGCCAATAAGATCATCTTCATCAGTTTCAATAGTAATGTTTACGCGGATAAGTTCCCGTCCAAGTTGGGCGCACGCTTGTTCAACAGAAAACGTTTTACCATTACCCGAAAGACCCGTGATAAATGTAGGATAGAATACACGGGACTGAATAATTTTTTTAAGGTCACCAAAATTACCAAACTTGACGAAGTAATCATCTTTCTGTGGAATAAGGTTTTGTTCAATAGCAGGCATTGCTGCTGGTGCTTCATAAGTGCGCTCAATCTCTTCAACCCTTTGAGGAGTCACTTCCAAATTCCACCGACCACGAGAAGTTTTATATTCGGAAAGTTTATTGGTAACTGTTTGATAGTTTGCACCATTCATAGCACACCAAGCTTTAATATCAGCAGTCGTAACCATCTCTCCATAAGTAGATTTGAGAGAGGTACAAATGTGATCAGCGGAGAAGGACATTATGTTGGTTGTTTGTTTCAACTGAAGTTATTATACACAAGAAAGGGCACCAGTAGGGTGCCCTATGTGACAGATTAGAAATTGGATTCAGAGTTCTGTTGCTTTTGGTGCTGGAGCAGGAGCAGGAGGTTTAGGTGCTTCTGCTTTAGGTTCAGGTGCTGGTTTTGGTGCTGGAGTAGGTGCTACTGCTTTTGGCTTATCTTTGCCAATAAGTTCTCCGAATCTAGACATGGTTCCTAATCTCAAATTTCTAATTATTTATCAAGCAATAAGATCAACGAACTCACTAAGAATCTTCTTATTCATCTTTTTACTTTTCAAACTCTTCACAAAAGCACTTTTAATTTGTGTCTTGGATGCACCATCACCAACTTCAAATTCAGAATCTTGAGAAAGAGAATTTGCAGAGATACCAAAGTAAGTATTGTATCCAGAGTCTTTGATAGAAAATGCACGTTGCTTTCGCCAAGAAATTTCTACCTTGTCATATTTTTCACCATGATAACCACAATAACGGCGAATAAATGCTTTAGCATCACGAGGTTCGAGAACACGAATACCAACAAAATTAGTATCCTTAAATGTATCTTTCAAATTACGAAGAAGAACATCAGTGAACTGATACCATTCACAATCAAAAGAATATGTATTACCAGTTTTTCGATCACGTAGGAACGAATTGAGGCCAAGGCGACCAGTTCCAAGATATGGTTCACTGGGATTCTTATCGAAAAAACGATGAACTTCTTTATAATAGTTAAGTTGATTTGCCTCACCATCAGAAAGAACAACACACTGAACTTTTTGAAGACCATATTGCCTCTTAAACTGAGGAATGATTGAATGAAGGCATACGAGTGCTTCGTTCAAAGGAGTTCCAGAGAGACCCAATCCAGTAGGAACAGGATATAGCGTATAATATTTCCTATTGAAAGCATAAGCAAATCTCAGGATATGGAGCATCTGCTTTTCCAATTCCTTGGCACTAGTTTTACTAGTAAGAAGATTCATCAAAGAAAACCACTCTGAGAAAGCAAGAACACCAGGTTTCTTTTCATAAAGAGAAGGTCGAACATTTGTCCGATGAGTTTCACTATATTCAAATCTTGGATACTCATTTGTGAAAGCATAAACATCGAAAGGAATACCAACCTTCTTACAAAACCACACCAAATTGAACATCTGCTTAACAGTATCAATCAGCACATCACACATAGAACCAGACCAATCAAGCATAAAGATCAGACCATGATTCTTACCCTCAGCAAGAGTAGTTACTTTCCTGAAAAGATCTTCATTATATTTGTAGGTGTGTAGTTTAGTGCAATCCAGAACACCGGTGCTAGCAGTGGTAGAACGGGCATAAGAATCTGCTGCCTTACGACACTCAAACTCTTTTACCAGATAGTTAACTTCTTTCTGAGCAGATCGTTTGAACTCAGTAAACTCAGCATCAACAAAATCAAAAACTTCTGGGTTAGCGATATCAGACCATTCTTCTATGCAACGATTATGAATTTCTTGATTAGGAATAATAATATTCTCAAGATTTAACTTAGGAATCTCGGCGTATACATTCTCAAACCCTTCCATTGATGCAAGTTCTTTGATTGCATCTTCTAGAGAATCTACAGTTTTCAATTCAATTCCTTCACCAACAGTTTCACCAGGACCTTGAGCATTAAATTGTTGTTGCTCTGCAGTTCCACCATAAGATTCACCTTCTTCAGATTCCGCAGATTCATTATCACCAGAATCATCAGAATCTGTTGATTCAATGGGACTCTCAGAAGACTGCTGTCCTTGCGATTCCTGCTGATGCTTTTGATGAGTATCAGTTTTTACCTCTTCTTTACAGAAGTTATACAATTCTTCAGCAATATTCAGAACATCATCAAATGTTTCACAATCATCAACTTTTTTGACAAAAATATTTTCTTCTAACGATTTAAAAGGAATTTGAACGAAATTACCAATCTTGAAATGCAGATTGATACGATCTGCAAGATTCATCAAATCAATATTTTCATTCTCAAGGGCAAAGAAATCCTCATCGGAAAGTTCCTGATAACCACGATAGAAAGTCTTAGAGATACCAGCGTAACGACGCTTCATCAGTTTTTCAATGCGAACATCTTCAACAATATTCACCAGTTGTGGAGGAATCTTTTTTTCCTGCAACCAATTGCGATCAGGAGTATAAAGAGCATGTCCCACCTCATGTCCAACCAACATATCATAAACAACACTACTCGCTTTCTCCCACATCGGGAGAGTTAGAACACGAGTATGAACATTGAACTGTGCAGTTTCAACGTGACGGTGCTCTACAACCAGATCTTCAGTTGCCAGTAGTTTGGCAAGGTGCGATTTGATTTCGTGGTTGACCGTCATGAAGTAACATTATTCGTATGGACTCATAATACGACGAAACCGCCTTATCTGGGCGGTTCATGTGACGCTTCTTAAACTGTCTGAGTGCTTCTCTACGTGCTCTCATCGCTTGTGGTTTGAGAGTCCGTTTCTTATCCTTCTTGGAGTGGTGCTGCCAATTAGGGGTGTTCATCAGAAATTCCTTTAATACGTTTCCACTTATTATACATGGCCTGCATATGCCATGACTGTGCCAGACTCTTTGGTCCATTTTCTAGCAGATCAAGTTCTTTTTTGTTACTAGTGAACTGCTTATATTCTTCCCTCCAATTCATTGCACAATACGAGAAAATCCTTTTACTTTGTCAAATTTTATCACATTTTCAAACTTATCATGAAGTTCAGATTTATGTGAAATTACAAAGATATTTGCATCTTTGATTACATATCGGATAATCTTAAGAAACTCATCAGTTCCAAATCCATCGAGAGATGAATCAAAAACTTCATCCATAATCAATAGGTTAGTGTTAACAGAATTTTTGACTCTAGCGACTTCTCTCCATGTAAAAAGTAATGCTAGATCAATTCTCATCTTCTCACCTTCACTAAAGGAACTATAAGAAAAATCCTCGTGAATAGGAGATTCAACAGTTTCACTAAACTCCCCATCAAGTTTGAAGTTGATGTAGAAGTCCATCATCTGCAGGTAACGATTTACCTGTTGATTAATAAATGGAAGATACTTCTTAATGATCTTAGTTTTTACGCCATCATCTCTAAGTAGAGAATAGGCAAAGTCGTGATGAACGACTTCTTGTTTTCTATCAGAAAGGTATTCAATTGTCTTTTGGAGATTTTCCCTAAACTCTTCTAACTTTTCATGTTCAGTATTTCTGTTCTGCAGGTTACTGGTAATAATTTGAATTTCATGTTCAAGATCTCTGATTTGTCTTTGGTTAAGGCTAATCCGAGTATTGTTTTGAGAAATGCCATGTGTTAGTTTTGTAATCTCCTTAGAAAAGGTGTTGAATTGACGCTCTCTTTCTTGTTCAAACTCAATAGTGGATTCAAGTTCATCAAATCCCCGCTTCAGTTCTTTTGCCGTATTTTGAGCGTCACTAATTCTATTTAACCGAAACTCTTCTTCAATATCTTGCTGACAGGTAGGACATACCGTATTTTCTGAGAAAAACTTATGTTCTTTAGTAATTGTGCTTACTTTTTGAGATATTTTTCCCCTAAGAGTGTTTAGTTTTGATAATTTTTTAGCAGCACCAGTAACACTTTCCTGCTCTTTAGTATATCCATGAATGTTCTCTTCAAGGATAGAATTTTGCTTTATATAATGAGAAACTTCCTCATCTAACTTATCAATTTTTACATTATTAGAATCAATATTGGCATTACCACGATTCTCAAGTTCTTCAATGAAGTTCTGCTGCATCTTCATTTTGTCTCTGATCGTTTGTTTTTTAAGATCAAGAGATTTAATTTGCTCTTTCTTTTCTCGAATTTTATCTTTAATTAAATTACCCATCGCAGAGAAGATACGAATATCAAGGAGATCTTCAATAACTTCACGACGATTAGTGGTAGTTAACTGCATGAAAGGCACAAAGGTGCTACTACCAAGAATAACAATCTGAGTAAAAGACTTGTAATTTAGTTTAAGAATACTCTGCTCTAAAACTCTTTGATTAGCACGATCATCTGCTTGTTTATGCAGAGAAGTTCCATTTACTTCAATATCAAATACATTTGGTTTAATTCCACGACGCACAAGATAATCGCGACTGTTCACAGTAAATTCCAACTCAACGAGACATTCTCTCTCGTTTGTTGTATTAACCAACTGTGGTTTATTAATTTTACGAAATGGTTTATTAAACAGAACAAAAGTTAGCGCATCCAGAACAGTGGATTTACCTGCACCATTTGTTCCAATAATTAAATTCGTATTATTTTTCTCAAAATCAATCTCCGTTAGTTGATTTCCAGTAGAAAGGAAATTTTTCCAACGAATCTTTTTAAAAAGGATCATCTTTGTGGTTTAGGCGGAATAACAATATCGTCAGGAGTTACCACTGCATATTTGTAATTATACATCTTACAGGTCTTTATTGCAAGGTCATCATCTACTTCTATAACTTCCATGACCTTCTCATAATCAGGATCTTCTTTTAGAAGCATAGCATAGCGTTCTGCATCATCTTCATCCTCAAATAAAAACAAAACTTTATCTCCTTGAGCATCTTGAACGGCATATGCACCGTCATCTTGTTTGTCTTTGAGGGTGAGAAGAAACATGTTACTCCACTTCGCAAGCTTGCCTGTATAGATCTTGAAAAATGTTTTTGATAACACTCTTATCAAATTCCATTTCTGCTTCTTCAATATATCGATTCAAAATTGATAGAGTATTTTCATCCTCATCAATTTCAAATTCTTCACTTTCCTGAATTTCAAAATTTTCTACAATCTTCAAATCTTGAATTCCAGAAACATAAAGTTTGTCAATAAACTTCTCAAATGCCTTCGGATTAGTTTTTTTCCTAACAATGACCTTTACAATTTTATTCTCATATTCAGAAGCATCAAACATCTGATATGGGGTATCCTCATAATAGATATTATAAAATAATTTATAAGGATTATTAACTGGAGTATGAGTGAGGGTATCCGTATCAAAGATATGAAATCCTCTTTTATCATTTACATCATTCCAGAACATCTCATAAGGATTTCCTAGGTAGAAGATTTTTCCGTTGTCTGACCGTGTATGGTAGTGTCCTGAAAACACTTTGTGGAACTTTTCAAATACGTCGCACGCCATACCATCTTCCATGACGTGTCCACGATGCGCTCTGAATCCGTTGAGCTCAAGGTGCCCCATCGCACATATGCTATCAGTAGTTTTGACAACCTTGACAGTATCTTCAAAATTTTCTGCATTGATCCAAGGAATAATCAGTATTTTTAATTTATCTAATGTAATCTCGGATACTTCACTATATGTCTTTATATTATTATAAGTTTGTAGAAGAAGTTCTGGAGAGTTTACATTATTGGTATTCTTATAATAACAATCATGATTTCCAATAATCATATGGACGTCATACTTCTTAAGTCTATCAAATACAACTCTCTTTGACCACTCAAGACTTTGATAATCAATTGACTTGCGACTATCAAAGGCATCACCCATATGAACCACAGTTGTTATTCCTTGCTCCTCTAAGGTCGGAAAGAACACATCATCATAGAACTTCTCAAAGTAGTCGTGAAGGTGCTTAGAACCCTTTCTAGCACCATAATGAGTATCAGTGATAATCGCAATTTTCATCTATTAGTCTTATACTGAATATTATCCTTGATCGTATTATACTCCGAACTACTACCAGAAAGCAAGCTATCGTCAACCATCATAACTTCATCAAATCCAGTTCGCTCAATAATTTTAGTTTTAATATCAAGTTGTTTCTTTTCTTTCTGAATACGACGCAAAAAAGCGTAATGAATGATTTGCGTAAAATAAGCAAAGGGATTCTTAGATTTCTCTGGATCAAAATTATGAATGTATTGAACACAATTTTCAATACCATCGGAAATCATGTCTTCACGAAACATGTAATTCACAAAGTTTGGTTTATATGAAAGGTGAGTAGCAATTTTCAAAAAACAATCACCGAGATAATTGGTGATTTGTGGTTTTCCAATCCAACGCTGTGATCTATCTGCTTTAGTAGGTTCTCTACCGTCGTTATTTTCTTTGAAACTATCAGCAACTTTTGCCCTGTAGACAATTAGTGCTTCAAGCAACTCCTTGTTGTTAACATAATGTTCCGTCTTCTTCTTAGGCATGGCATTATAATCTTAAATGTAGGTTGTTATTATTATAACACACAATTATGACTTGACAACATAGCAAATCTTAAGTAGAATATCTTTGTTAGGTTTGAAGAGACAGATATAGCTTTAATTACTTAACGTCTTTATCAATATCCTTTGGAGGTATTTTAAACATATCCTCTAAGTGTCTTCTTGCTTCCTCCACCGAAGTAAGGTATCCCATCTTCTGAGAGATATTTACTCTACTTGATGAGTTTTTCAATAGAGGTCCTTCTTCATCATTATCGTCGTCACTAAGATATCTATCATAAACTTGGATAATTTTTTGATCGCTTGTTTCAGTCATTGTGATAATTTTATCGTAACGAATAACAAAAATGTCTTCGGTAGACATTTCTACCCAAGGTTTAATCTTTACTAAAGAAGTTCCATGATGATTAAAAGTTTTCATCGTGACAGGACTCTGCAAAATAATTACAGGTTCATCACCACTATCATCAATAGAAACTAAAGCAAAAACTTCTTCTCCCGATATAAGTTTTATAATTGCGTAAAACTCTTCTTGCATATTAGTTCTTAAGTGGTATGTTTACAATATCGTAATTGAAATTTTCTTCACTATAAACTTTAATTCTTTCAATCAAATGATTAAGTGTATAGTTTTTCCTGGATTGGTATGATATGTCGTCAGCAATGTCATAGAGAGTTGCCTTTGTCTTATTATTGCCTTTCCTGAGCACGCGGCCAATAGACTGGAGATTCCGTATTCTAGATTTGGATGGAGAAGCAAAAATGACATTGTGGAGGTTCTTAATATTAATACCTGTACTGAACGTTCCATATGAAGCGACAATAATCGCGTTTTCTTCCTTTTCCGTGATCTCCCTTACTCTTTCACGATCTTCTACTCCCACACCACCATGAATAAAAAATACATGGCGATTATCCAACCTACCGTTATTTATCAATTCGTATAGTGGTAATCCATGTCCCTCAACTCTAGCAAAAAGAATAAGTGTATTACCTTTGAGATCTAAAGCAAGATTCCTAATAAATTTATTTCTTCTTTCATGATTGATAATATACTGGACTTCATCTTCAAAAGTTTCAAATTTATGTGCCGGATGTTTCAATAGAAGCACATTGATATCTAACTTAGCAACATGTCCTTTTGCCATCAGTTCTTCTGTTCTAATAATTTTGTATGACGGACCAAACAATCCTTCTAGAACCCACTTATGAGTTTGGGTGCCATCAAGAGTTCCAGTAAATCCATAACGATATTTTGCATCGCCAAGTTTTGACATTATAGATATTAGTGACTTACTTTTGAACTGGTGTGCCTCATCCCCAACAACTACGTTAAATCGTTCAAAATATTTTCGGGGGAGTTTGTAGATGGACTGCCAGGTAGTAATAATAACTTGAGAGTCTGTCTCTCTTTCTCTACCAGCATATATCTTGTGGCAATATGAACCTACATCCCAACCATAGTCTGCAAAATCTTTATACATCTGTTCTACAAGGGAAGTCGTCGGAACAACTATCAGAGTATTTCGTCCGCGCTCAACGTGATATCTCACAATCGAATATATCATCAGAGACTTTCCAGAAGCAGTTGGGGATATCAACAACCTTCTATTATGCTTTAAGGCATCGTATACGCCTTCGACCTGATAATCTCTAGGTGGATATTTACTAACAGATGATATGTAATCTTTGACACCTTCCTTGCAAATATTTGAATTAGATTCAAAAGGAAGACCATAATATTTACTATCTACAAATTCATAAGTATATTTGTGATCATCACAAAATTTTGTAACCTTATCCAATAACCCAACGTATATCTCTCCATTTTGGGTATTGAATAGGCGTATTTTTCCATCCCAATACTTATTTCGGTATTGAGGCATAAACTTTGCACCAGGCACATCAAAGGTAAACTGATCTGCTAACTCGTAGTAGACGTGTGGTTCTGCTTCAACCTTTAAATATACTTCATTCTTTTTTGATATGATCAAATGAGACATAATCCATAGGATTCACCTATGAATATTTATTACATCTCTCTAAACTTAAAATCTAAAATACATCTATAAAGATCATCTCTTAATTTTTTAAGATGTTCTTGTTCTTCAGCAGGACGTGCAGGAGATCCTGGCCAAATTCTAATTGTTTCCTTGACCGAATGATATAGCAGATAGATATCTTCTATCTTAAGACCAATCATGTAATCTGGTTCATAGTCTCCATCTAGGTTAAAATCTTCTTCTTCCATTAAAATCCTGCTTGGAACTTTTGCCACTCAATGGCATTTTTGATCTGAAAAGTTCTGTTTGCAACTGTTTTGATAATTTCTTCCAGAAACTTTAATTCAGTATCATAATATTTAATTTTCATATCAAGGGTATTTAACTTCTCATCAGCATCCAAATATCTTTGAATGGCATCTTTTTCTCTAACTTTATATGGAAAAGGTTCGGCAACATAAACATCTGCAGGTGCTTTACCAGTGTAAAAATTGTGTCTTTCCAATCTTACGCGATTATAACTTTCTCTTGCCTTCTCTCGCAGAAGAGTAATAGTATTATATAATGTATAGTATTTTGAGTGTAATTGTGGAATTTTTAAAGATTCATTATGTAGGTTATCAGGATCAATAACAGAATCTTTCTGCCACATCTCCTGAATTTTATCAAGGTTCATAGAGGTTCGCCTTCTGGATCTACTATATTGTAGATAGTATACTTGAAAGACACCTCTGCTGTAAAGTAGTTGATATCATTTTCCGTAGCATTAAATTGTAATGAAGTCAATGCTACAGGAAATAAATCTTGAAACTTAACCATTGCAATATCACGATAGTTGCTATTTAAAACATGCAATGTTCCATCACAAAATTGTAGCAGATCATCTTTTAGACCTGATTCTGGATCTTTGGTAAGATCTCTAAATTGTTTAAAGTTTTCTGGTGTGCCCAATCCAGTAATCCAATTATGAATGACCATGTAATTTTTAAGATCCTCATCAACTAAAAAATTCATGGTGAAGTCTTCATAAGTTACTTCATCACCAGGAACATCAAGAATACGAAATGTTGTTCCTTGCAATGCAGTTCCTAATGCAATACTAGGAACATTTGCCGAATTAGAGAAAAAATCTACTTTTTCTTTAGTTTTCAAAGTAAATTTAAACCCAATAGGAGATAAGAAGTTCCTATTGCGTAATTGAGTATCATAAAAATTTGCCATTATCAAGCATCAACAATTAAACTATACCACTCATCACTCATACCACTAATAATTTTATCAGCACCGTTTTTATCTACGGCATAATTTTCTTCAATAAGATGCTCCACTACCTTTTCGTAGTGTTCATGAATTTGTTTCGCTTCTCTAGGAGTTGGGTTCATTTTTCGATCTTAGTTATGTTCTATTTATTCTTTAATAACAGTAGCATTCTTAAAACCACCATTAGTTCCATCTGGATTTGGAAGCATAGCATCCGCACTTGCTTTTGATGTGTAGATCTTTCTTTCCGAATATTCATCGGACCATTGATCACCATCAACATGATAAACTTCGATAGATGGCATTAATGCACTTGATTTTTTAATGTGATAATTCGCCATTTTTTCTGGTTTTTAAATATTTAGACAAAAAAAAGGATCCCGAAGGATCCCCAGAAATATGTGAACAGTGATCACATGAGGTTGTCAACACGAACACGTCTGTAGTAACGGTTTGAGTTAACCTTGAGGCGACCTGTGCCTGCGGTGGTTCCTTCAGCGAATGGGTTAGCAACCAGACCGTAGCGGGTCTTGAAGCCGATCTTGGGCTGGAAGGTGTTCTCTCCAACTGCACGAACCATCTGAAGGGGAACGTATGGGCAGTAGAATAGACCAGCGTCATAAGGTGAAGAACCCTTATAACCAACAACGTAATACTGATTAACAGCGTTGTTTGCAGAATAAGGATCGATGTATACGCGATACTTACCTTGGAGAACACCAGCGAAGGTGTTACCAGCGTCATCAACGTTAAGGTTAGCGTTGAGTGCAGGGGTGTAATCAAGTACACCAGCCATGGTCAGTGCGGAAGCAACGTCTGCAGAGCAGAGAATCATGTTGCCCTTTCCTCTACGAGTTCTTTGTGCGATTGCGTTAGCATCGCGCTCGATTTGGAAGATAAGACCCTTGAACTTCTCAACACTCCAGCGTCCGTTGGAATCAACGTCGAGGTCGAACTTACCAGCGGTAGCAACGTTTGCTTGTGCGCCAGATTCTGCCGATTTGTAGATAGTTCTGATAACTTCGCGGTTGATCTCAGCAAGAATCTCTGTGGAGAGAATGTTTGCGAGTTCTGCTTCAGCGTTCAGACCGTGGATTGCGCGAAGATCCTGTGCAAGCTCAAGGCTGTATTCTGCCTTCAGTGCTCTGGACTTAGCGGTTACGGTGACCTTCTCAATCGAGAAAGCCATCTGGTTGAAGTGGTTGCTGCCTTCGCCAAGTCCTTCAGCGTCCTCAGTATCCATACCCTGACCAACTTTATATGCAAGTTGGGTTGAGTTGGCATCTGGGCTAAGAAGACCTGGGTTAGTGCCGCCTTGTGCTGTTGTACCGAAACCAACGGAAGTGCCGTCAGAACCAGAAACATAACCCGAACCTTGCTCTGCTTCTGTAGCAGAAGAATCGGATCCAGAGAATGCAGAATCTACTTCGTCGAAGAAGGTCTCAGGACCATTCTGAGTTCCATACTTGGAACGCATTGCGAAGATCAGTCCAGTAGGACCGTTCATTGGTTGAACACCTGCAAGGTCATATGCGACCAAGTTA